CAAAGTTGGTTTCATCGACGTCATAACGTCCAATCACCATATTTCTACCGCGGTAATACTGAAGATATTTGTCTTCGTATTCAAGCGCCAAATCTCCGTCCGGAGCTTTGTAGGCGCTCATGTTACCGAGTTTGGGAGCCTGCAGCTTCGGTATTTTGACATACCGGCCGTTGTCCCATTTTACGCCGGGAGTGATGTTCTCCATCCAGAGCGTGCGCGGAAGGATGTAGAAAATTTCATCAAGCACGGAATTGAAAATCGTTGCGTAATTTATTTGGTTTCCCATTTGTTACCTCATTCTTTCATTTATTGTTTTGTTGCCGGCAGTCCGAACGCGGATCTAAATTCTGCCGCGGCCTTTTGTTCTGCCGTTAATTGCGTTCCGGCGCTGGTATTGGTCTGCGAAAACTGCGGAGGCGGATTCTGTTTGTTTGCCGGAGGCGGATCTTGCTTCTGATTCTTATCCTCCGGGTTGAAATATTCTTCGTAATCCTTTTTTAACGCTGTTATCTGGTCAGCGTATGGTTTACTGTGGTCCAGCTTATCATAAACCGTGTCGAAGAATTTCCCTTTGACCGGTTTGAAATCGTCGCTGTTACGCGCCTCGGTCTTTTTTTTGTAGGTCTGATATTCGGTGTCAAGAGCCTTGTAATCCGCGTGCTCTTTGACGTTCACTTCCGGAGGCTTCACCTTTGACAGCGCGTCCGTTATCGCGGTAGCCTTTGCCGTTTCTGCATCAGCTTTAAGAATATAATCTTCCAAGCTCCGTGAACGCTCAGCAAGCACGGAATCAATCTGTTCGTCTGTTAAGCCCAGTTCTTTCAAGTATTTACGTGTGAATGCCATACTGCTCCTTTTACGCCCGGTAGAGAGATGGGCGACGCTCTGTTTTACGACGGAGCCGGTCGAGATTGTATGTCAAGCGCGTTTGCGCGTGTCATTGTAATTTACTTTTTCTTTTTCGGTATCTTCTCACTGACTGTTTTAAACTTCGGAAGCGGCTTGACTTCAACTTCAACCGCGTCCGTGTCCGCTTTTGGTTTGTCGAAAGATTTCTTTTTCTTCGCGCTCCCTGTCGGTTTGGGTGTGCTTTTTGACGAAGGTTTCGTCACATTGCTATTTTTAAAAAATACCTGCGTCCGGTCCGGTCGTGCTGTGCGTCCTGTCTTCTCGATGAAAGCGTTCAGCTTGCCCTGTGCCCGGAAAAGCTTGTTCGATTCATCCGCCAGCAGCTTCGGATCATTCACCGCTTTAGCAGCTGCTACGTTCCGCTTGCCGTATCTGACCGAGCGTTCAAGTTGCCTTTGTTCCTGTGACTGCTCATATTTGCGGTCATTTTCTTTTTTGTCCGGGACATCTCCGCGGATGAGGCTCATGCCCGGGATAAACGGATTAGGCGGAGAATGGTGACAGTTGATTCCGAAGATCCCCGCAGCCTGTCCGTAAGTCGTGCTGTAAAGAGAACCGAATTTTATTTTATTCCCGTCGAGATCCTCAACTTCACCGGATCGGCCGCCGGTTGAATAAACTTTACCCTGGAACGGGTAACACCCCTCCCGAGCGGTGCCATTAACCCGGACCCAGATCAGATCGTTACCGTATTCGGCATTGCGGGAGAAAATAGCTTGATTTGCCACATTGCCGGCTGTCGTGCGAACGTCCATATTGACGTAAGCCTCGGGTGTCCAGTTACGCATAGCCTTGTCGGTAAAACCGGAAAGCCCGCTGTCAAGCATCTTAACGACCGCTTTTCTGAGCGCTTCCTGTCGGCTTGATACACCGGTGATAACCTCTCCGGTAACGGAATTGAGCGTCTGCTGAGCTGCTTCCAGCTGCTTCTCGTACATCAGCGTGTCGGACACGACGCTTCTGTACGCGATAAGCGAAGACTTAAGCATGGCCGTGTTAACAAGGTTTAAGCGTTCTATAGCCTGCATCTGATAAGCCTGCAGCGTGCGCTTGACGCTTTCCGCCATGGTGATTGGTGTCGCGTTCAAATATCCCCTGAAGACCGCCGACATAAAATCAGGTTCAAGCCTCGTCAAAGCCTGCATTGCCGCTCTTTCGAGTAAATAGCTAAGGGTTTCGGAGTTGTCTCCGGTCATTTTCTGTATGATCATGAGATTTTCTTTTTGCAGCTTCCCGACTTCGGCCAGCTTCTGAAGCTGCCAGTCGAGGGATCCGAGATTCTTACCTGTGCTGAAATGATGTGCGATATTGACCATGATCTGATCCGAAACGTTCGCGTAAACTTTTGTAATCGGATCCGAAAAATCAGGTGCCGGAGATATTAACTGATTAGGTGCTCTCGGTGCCGGCATAATTATTCACCCGGCTTATTATTGAATTCGTCTACGTCCTCAATCTCGACCGTGCTTTCGCTTGCGATCTGAGCGAGTTCTTCAGCGGCTTGATCTTCCGTATAACCGAGTGTTTCAGTCATGAACCGCTTTTTACTTAACAGCCCCGCGCCGTTTAGCAGAACGCCCTCCGCTATATCGGTCTGCCTGTCCTGGATGATGCTATCGTCAAAATGCACAACGACTTCATAGCCCCCGGTGGTAAGACTTGAAACCGGTACGCCGTCAAACTCAACGCCATAAAGCACGGCCACATCGATGATGTTATGGATCAGCTTTTCAATCGCGGATTTTAAAAGATTCTGATGTGATTGAACGGTTGAATATGTCTTGCTGTTCTCAGATATAACTTCTGTCGCGGTTTTCAGACCTGTCGCCTTATCGAAAGCTATTGCCCCCGCATCAAGCCCGAGCTGCACGCATAAGAGAGACAGCAGCGCATTGATCGCGCTTACATAATCGTCAACCCGCAAGGTTGATTCCATTTCCTGCACTTTCAGTTCGTCCACGACGTCAAAATTAAGCGCCTCATATATGCTGTCCCGGGGGTTGAAATACCGGCGCATAACCCCGCTTTCATCGGCTATAGGTGTTAAGCTTCTCGACGGAACGATGATACGCTTCCGGGATAGAATAATTTCGTTTACGAACCCGTCATAAGCGATATCCAGCGCGTGCAGCGTGTCTAATGCGTTGGCGTATATCGATATGCCGAGAGGTGAGTTATCGTCAAGGTTGTTTGCCCCGGACGGTTTTATGTACGAGAAAAGAGACTGTTCAAGGTTCTCGATTTCGGCATAAGGCGCCAGATGAGGATATATCGCGTCCAGGGGATATTCCCATCCAAGGATTGTTTGAGGCTCAACCCCTTCGGTTGTCTTTATACGCTCAACGTCTTCCGCACGTTCGCGGTAAACCTGGTTAGTAATCGAATACGTTTCATCGGTCAGCTTATGCCGTTCGACACGTGTGTAATAATAGCCTTTTTTCGCTTCCCGGGAAATGAATATGCCGCCGGTTATATCTGCATTGGTCCAGTCAGTAGGGATAAACTGATCGGCCATGTGATATGAGAGCCTTATATTCTTTTCCGCTTCGGAAGGTATTATTTCCCCGGCTTCATCAACCGCCTGCTTGCCGGCTTTTACTTCGCCCCACGTTTTTATACATCCGCCGCCTAAAGCAGCGCCTTGTTCGTATAAATCAGACAGCTTGTTATAAAAGTTATTTATGGTCAGGACGTCGGATATAAAAAGATTTAATGGATCGTCTTCGCCTTTTTCTTTTCCGGTCTGAGATACGTTGACCGCGCACTGTTCACCCCACACATAACGAGCTATAGTCTGACAGATAAATTTCCCGGCGTTCAGGCGGTAAAGGTCGCGCTTGTGGTTAGCATCCTGGATAGTCGGATCGGAAATATTGTGCCAGGCGCTGTAATAACCGCGGTATATATACTTCCAGGGGAAGATGCCCTCCTGCCAGAATTCCCGGAACGACGGTACGTCATCCAGATCCCAGATTGTAGCCACATGCTTACTTCCCGTTACAGTTTCCTTCACCCTATCACCGCCCTTCTTAAATGCGCTTTTGACGCTTTCTAATAAACCCATGCTATCCCCCTACATAATGCCGACTAAATCACGGATATGTGTTTCATATCCGTATTCCAAACTGTCTAAGCTGTCTATGTTATAGTTCCCGTCATCCAACCGCTTGTCCCGTGTCAGAGCTTTGCTGTCCCACACTGCAGCGCGTAAAGCTTCTATAGTGTGCTTGCACCTTGCTGTTATCTTGAAGCGGTCTACGGCCATCAGACGCGCCATACAGCGAATACGGTCGTTAATTTCGTATTTGTGGGAGTTAACAACGTTTATTGCCAGCCGGTTCTTCCCGGCGGTTGTCCTTAGCCCCTGGATAAGCGTTTGCTCCGCGCTGTCACAATACGCGTCCGAAATGTTTCTGTATTTTGTCTTGCACATCCGGACGAAATCTGTAAACTGGCTTTCGAGATATGCCGGCGTGATAACCTCTTTAAGATAAAACTCTTCGAGACAGATCATCGTCTTGTAACCCGGCGTGAAACCCACGCAGGAGAAACTGTGAGCTGAACCGTTGCCGCCGAAGTCAACTCCGATGACCGCCAAAACAATATTGTGCGCTGCCGGATCAACATCCTTGATGATGAACCGTTCGGGATTATCAGCGAAAGACCGGTAAATAACCCCCTCAGCTGCCACCCAAAGCCCGTTTATATATCTGTCGTAATAGACGGTGCCTGTGTATTCACGCTTCAGGTTCTCGACAAACGCCGGATCAAGAAAAGGATTATCGTCGATTGTGTAAGACTGCAAATAAATATCTGCATCGCCGTCTAAAAACTTTTTTAACCAGTGAAGCGGATTGTCCGGATTGAATGTTCCGTCAAAACACGAATATTCTTTGTCAAGACGGGATTTGAGCATCTGAAACACTTCTTCGTTCCAGGTCGTTGCCTCATCGCCATAGCAGAATTTAATGCTTGAACCGCGTATTTTGTCGGCGTGTTTGATATTATCGGCACCCAGGCAATACGCCGTATCTCCGAAAAGACGAATCGTATTGTCGGACCGGATATTGCCGACAAGCGCGGACCCGAATATGTTCTGCAGGGGCTCAATGACATTCCGCTGAAGCGTTCCGCGTGTATTGCCTAAGATAACGGTCAGCCCGTCTTTTCCGGATCGTTCGCGGATCCGCAACGGAATTGTATATTTCAGATCGATGTGCGTTTTACCGGATCGTGTAGCTCCGCCCTTGAAGTTCCATCGCGCCGGCGCATGATTGATAAATTCTTTTTGCTTATTTGAGAGTATCATCGGGGTTATCCTTTTTAGATTCTGCACTTAAACCCTTCAGCATCTCATCAAGCTTGTTCAGGGCGTCCTGCTGTGCTGCATCCGGAGGCTTAACGGCATTCGCGGTAAACTTGTCTATGACGATCCCCATTGCGATAGCCAGGTCTTTGACGGTTGCCAGGGATAATCTGGTCGGATTTGTCAGCTCAGTCACGTATATGTTCAGCAGCTCACAGATCTTCGGAGAAAGCCCGTCCATGTATTTCAGGATGTCCGCGGTGACTTCCTTGTCTTTTTGTTTAAACAATTCTGACGCCTTAGGATCAGCCACGATAATTCTTTTTACAGCCGCTGCTGATATTCCCCATTTTCTTCCCGTTGCCGATAAGTTATGTGTCAGGGCGTAATCGGCAATAATATTCTTGCGTTGTTTAACGGTCCATCTCGCCATATCACTGCCTCCCTGATTACTATTTCGCGGCAGGTGGTTCCCGCCTCTACCATGCGCCGCGCGTTACCCTGTACAGGCAGATAAGCCTGTACTTCTCCAAACAAAAAGCAACCGTGTGAGGAAGGTTGCATAAATATAATAATCTTATTGTATCACGTAATGTGACCTCCGTTCCGCAATGTTTATCCATATTCAGTTCACAATCGGAAGGTAACCCATTCTTAAGGCAATCATTTTAATCAGATACGCATTATATGACTGCGCCGTCCGTTCGGATATGTTTAACTCAATTGCAGCGCCGTAGAGACGGTGTGTCGCATCACGATAAACCATTTCGAATAATTTTACCGTTATATCCCCCTGCCGCTTTCGCTGTACCATCGCCAGCGCGAACTCAACCGCTTGTGTCGCCTGAAGCAAATACCTGAACCGCTGATCGACCAACGGCCTCATTTCTTTTGCGATGACCTCAGCCTCTACAGGATTG